TTAGGTGTTTTCATGTCTTGTCCTCCATCTTTGCGCCGCACCCATAGCAGTACGGCGGCATCTTTTTCCACTGGCTTGGCATTCGTTGCCCGCATACGCTACACATCACCTGTCCCGGCGGCCACACGCTCATCACGCCAGACTTCGCTTCTACCCACTCCCCACGCACCACAGGCACAGCATCTTGCTTGCCTTGTGCATATCCCATGTCGTAGCACATTTTCTCATTTGTAGTCATTTTGCGTGTACTTTCAAATATGCTCATTTCCTATCCTCCATTTTTGCGCCGTATGAGCAGAAGTCGTCTTTGTTCATTGTGATTTTATGGAGCCACCCACACAGTACCGTATTGGTTAAGTCTGCACTCTTGATTCGTCTGTCACATTCGCCACACCGCACCACTGGCACAGCGTCGATTGTAGGGGCGTTTAAAATATATCCTTTGCCCACGACTAGCATTGCGCCCATTCTGTCTGCTTCAACTTCATGCTTTATTAGCGCATCAGCGTCAATCATCCTCATAGGGTTGCTCCTTCCATCTTCGCCCCGCATCACGCAGTTTTTGCGCTGCCTCTAAATCCCTCATCTCTCGCCCTCCTTACTCTGCCGGTGTTTTTATATAGGTCTGGCTCGGAGCTATACTATCCTCCCTTATTCGGATTGACTCGTGTGCATACGAGCTGCCAGTATATTTATCTTCGCCCACCGCTAGGATGTAGTCGGCCTTTTTGCCGTTGCCACGCATATCAACACCAGCCTCCTGCAAGCGGGCGATTAGTTTATCTATGGCCATCCCGTAATCACTTCTACTGCTTACGGCGTGTCCTACCGAGGGGTCTAATCCGTTCTCCCGGCACATAGCGCAGAGTTGCTTAAAAAACCTAGTTTGCTTGACTGTTGGCGTGTGTTTGGCCTGTTGATAGGCACCATACCCGGTGCTTCTGGCTCCATAATCTAAATAGCGGCTATGGCTTGCTTTTCTCATTCTTCACGGCCTCCCTTTCCGCTTGTTGTAGGTAAAAATCAGCCCAACATACAGAATAATCGTTAGTATAGCAGTTATCGCAATAATTAATATCTAAATCAAAATCTATTGCGTCGGCAGGACAGTATAATCCGTCTATTTGGGCGCTGAGGTTGCTACACGCCAAGTCGAACGCCCGCTTATACTTAGCTAATTTAGCCAATAGATTTATGTTTTGGGTTTCAGCTATACTCATTCTGACTAATGACTTATCATGCAAATTCCGCAACCGTTCCACCTCAGCTTCGGCTTTATCGGCTCTGTCTGCGGCTATGTGGTACATACCCATCCAATCATCGGCGGTGTTACCTAGTAGTTTATCCCTTAACTCAGCAACTTCTTTGGGTGTGTATCCAGTATCTTCGTATAGTGCCAGTTTTTTAGTAATCTCTATAAATGGTCGTTGTGAGAAAGCATCATGCCCCAACGCTTCATATCCGTGTTGACCATCGGGGTATATGTGGTGTTCCGTGAGTCTATTTTCCATCTACTCGTCCTCCTGCAATATCCAAAGTAGCGCCAACCCTGCCGCTTGTTCGGGGGTGTCGGCAATATCCGAAAAACTTAAATCATAGTCCTTAAATACGATGCACCCATAACCGTGTAAGCCTTTACTCATACTCCAGTCCCACCCTCTCTGCTCAATCTCGGCTTGCAACTGGTCAAGTCGGGGGAGCCAAATCCCCCCTTCAACGACATCCTTATATGATTGCCCTAATGCCGGTTCCCACTTCAACCCCGCATCACGCAGTTTTTGCGCTAACTCTAAACTAATCATCTCTCGCCCTCCTCGTCCAGTTCGGCCAGGGCTTGCACCAATATAGATTTAAACATTAGTTTCAACCGTTCCACCTCAGCCTCGGCAGTTGCCCGTAAATTACGTTCATTGGCTAATTCGATGTTTAAGCCCCGGATAAAGTTTTCTGCGCGTGACGTACCACCTGAGTGTCCGAAATCCCCGCCTTCTGTTTTATCCCAACTCATCTACTCGCCCTCCTTCTCACAGTCGGCAATTAAATTGGATATATTGACAACTGCCCGACGGTCAAACCACAAATGCAAACCGTGGCGTGCTTCTGCCAACTCAATCTCCTCCTGTATGTAAATTAATCTTTTACGCAACTGCTCAGCCTCGGCTTCGGCTTTATAAAACTTATTTATCCAATACTGCTTAGGCTGTTCTGTGTCTCCACTCATTTAATCGCCCTCCTGTTTCCGAACATCCGCTACCAACTCGTTGTATTCCTCGACCCAACGGATAGGGATTTCCAAGTCGGCGGTTATATAACGGTTCATGGCTTCTATGATTTGCGTTATCCTGTTGGTCTGCCAAACCCACTTTGGTGCTAATCCTAACGGGGGTAAATCCCTCATCTCTCGCCCTCCTTAAAGTTTTGGACCCCGGCCCCCGGAATCGAACCTGGGGATACCAGCTTGTGCGTCGCTGGCACGGTGCCCAGCCCGCCGGGGATAGTCGTTACTGCTCTATGCCATCCAGTTTTTTATTGATATGGCACAACCCGCACCAGGTCGCTCCGAGGATAAATCCCACTGACAGACTCAGCCAGATGGCAATGATTAAAACAAATATGCTCATTCCATGTACCCCTTCCGCTTCAACTTCGCCTCATGCTCGGCCAGGAATTTGGGTATGCTTAGATGACCGTCATAACTCTCGTCCATTATCTGCAGCAGGGTATGCCCAGTCTGTATCAGGTCCAGGGTCTCCCGGATGGCGTTGACGTCATCGTGGGCGGCCACCGCCTCCTTGATCTCGTCCAGTTCCTCCTGGCACTTGACCAGCTGGCTCTCCGCCGTCCAGCCGGGCTGGATGGTTAATGTCGGTAGGTGTATGTCCATTGGTTATGCCTCCTCGATTTTGATGTAGATCCCGGGCCGGGCGGCCCAGAACTTTTCAGTTATCTCACTTGCGACCAGGGCGTCATCGGTCCAGTACCCCAGGTCGGTCATTATATCTTTGAGCATCTTCTGCAGGTTATCGGTATCGGGCTTGGTGATCTTATACTCTCCATCCTGGTGACTGATTCCCTTTGGAAAACACCACTTTGTAATCAGTCGAACCGCCCCGGTATATTTAATTGGCGGAATGTGTCTGGCCAGGTGACCAGTTAGCTTTGACCTTACCGCCTGGAGCTCCTTGGGCTCATATACTATGGGCCGACCGTTCCGTCAGGTGATGTCCTTTTCCTGGTGGGTTTTTGTCGGTGGCCGCATCGCCATAAAGAACTCAGTCATTATTGGATACTTCCTCGAGGTGTTCAGCAATGAATCTTAAATCTTCAACCGCCAATATAATCGCACATAATTCTTGATGCTCAACATATAACGCGCATTGATCTTTAATACATTTACTCTTAGCTATTGGGCAATATTTATCTTCCACTTTTATCCATCTCCTTTTTATTAAATCGCTTTTGTCATGGATCAGGGGAAGAAAGGTTAGGCGGCGTCAGCTTAAGCCGCCTTACTTTCCCCCATGACGTCGTGAGACGCAAGTTGCAAAACCTATACGTAGTATAGGGTTGCGTGCGTCTGTTGCATTCTCGAAAATCCTCGACTTTGCAAACGGATTTTTGCAAGACGCATTTCTCGACTTTGCAACTGTTGCACGCATTGCATTTCTCGACTTTGCAAATTTACGTTTGCATTGCAATCCTCGACTTTGCAACTCATTTTTTACCTACCTCTCCATCAGCAATCCAAAACCCACCATGCTCTTTTATGTGTCTGCGGATTGTATCAGTAGACTTTCCCATGTACTCAGCCATGTTTTTTAATGTGATTTTTCCATCAATACTGCAAGCTTCATAAGCAGTTTCTAATGAATTTTTGCGGTCCTTTTCAATTTGTTTAGGAGTCTTTTTCTTATTAAAATTTCTCTGCCAGGGTGCCTTATCCCCCTCGCTCACCTGGTCCTTTAGTAGGCCGGCATGATCCAGGTGGTGGGTCGGGTAGTCGAACCAGAGGTCTACCGGCTTGAACTTCGGGAACTCACGCAGGGTGCCGTCGATTCTCCACGCTGACCGCTGCTGGACCGCCTCCCGGGTCGAATACACCTCGTTGAGCATGGCCCGATATAAGTCCGCACCTAACAGCTTGTCACAGGCTGCCAGTATCTCTTTTTCACTGCACCGGGCGTCCTGGGATACCTGCTCCTCCCAATTATGCAAGTGCTTACTCAGCCAGGACTCGCAGACCTTACAGACTGCATTGTTCTCCAGCTGCTTACTTAGGTTTTCAGTTAAGTCCAATTCGATGAGGTCCAGCAGTACGTCGGGATCCCGGGCAAACACCCCGGACCCGCTGGCCCGGTCCATCGATCTCTTTTGTCCTTGATTCCCTTTGCTGTGATGATGGCAGTAGATGACCGCGGCCCCGAGCTCAGTGCATACCCGGTCAAATTCATTACAAAACTTGGCCATCTGGTCGGCTGAGTTCTCGTCACCGGTTATGACCTTATATATGGGGTCGATGATGATGGCGATATAATTCCGTTTGGCGGCCCGCCTGATCAGCTTAGGTGCCAACTTATCCATCGGTATGGACTTCCCTCTCAGGTTCCATATGTCTATATTTTTGATATTGTCAGGCTGCCACCCGAGGTCATGGTATACGTCCTTGAAACGGTGCAGGCAGCTGGCCCGGTCGAGCTCCAGGTTGACATACATAACTTTTCCCTTAGCACATGGCCAGCTAAACCAGGGCTGACCCTCAGCGATGGCACAGACCAACTGGATCAGGGCGTATGACTTCCCCGCTTTCGATGGCCCGGCCAGCAGCATTTTGTGACCTTGGCGGAGTATCCCATGGATTAAGGGCGGGCTCAGTTCCGGCAAGTTGTCCCAGACGCTGGCCATCGATTCCGGTTCCGGCAGGTCATCATTGATACCCTCGATCCATTCCTGCCACTCCCGCCAGTCAGCCTTGCCGATATTGGTATCGACTAAAAATTGCTTTTGTCCGTTCCGCATGACGCCTGGCATCCTACTCAACCGGCTCGGGTTGCGGTTCTGGCTGTCTACCTTAAGGCCGTTTTTGCGGCATACATTATATAGGTAGTCCACCCGCTTCCGGTACTCGTCATAGGTGTCTGCATCGATGCGGACGATGGCATGGAGGCTCTTTTTGCCGCTATGCACCAGGCAAGCCACCGGCAACTCCAACTCACGGATGATTGCATTTTGTTTATCGATTTCCATGTCATCGGATTCGACCAGGGCAAATCTAAAGTCTGTAACATTCTCATTCTTGACTCCGGTACCATCCAGCGGGTTGAACCGGATCCAGGCACCGACCTCCGGCTTATAGTCACCGAGCACCGAGCCGAGGTCGCCATTACATTTATTCAACTGCTGGATGAGCTCTCCGGCCGTGCGGTCCCAGCATCCCTTGGTGGGCATATGCTTTCCGTCTTTTTCCCAGCTATCGGTGACATACCCCACGTTCTCCGATGACTCGAAAAGAGTGGATAGATATTTGATTAATTGGTCGGTCGGATTCCAGGTGTCTGGTTCTACCACCTCTTGCTCTTCGACCCAATCCTTGTTGATGATAACCAGTTCGTCCTTATTGCCGATGATGGCATCCCATGCCAACTCCATACCCGGGTCAAACTTATCCGGCACCCAGCCCTGGTCCTTTGCCATTGATACAAGAGTGCCAGCCGTCACTGGATTTACAGAGCCCTGGAAACTACCCCACTTTCGGAAACATTCCCCGGGATGATACCGACCGGGATCTCGCTGAGACCACCTATCCCAGTCGGCAGCAGTGTGGCCGGCGTCTTTGAGGCACATGCCCACTGCTGTCCACTCGGTATAGTCCAGCATGGCCGGGTCTATATGATCTAATAATTCCAATGCTGTCAGGGTCATTAATTAACCCTCCTACGCGTAATATCGTTCAACCAATTATCCAGGTCATCCAATGCAGCTGTAACCTTAGGTTCCTGAGCCGCCGGCTTGTGTGTGCTCGGGCTTATCCCTCTCGGAATCTTCCATCCGTTCCCCGCGATCCGGTCTATCATCTTCTTGGCATCATCACACTGCCAGGTGCCAACATGTTGGAATCCCTTTGATTCCAGGAAGCGGATCTGTCTCGGGGTGGTAAGTCCCTCGAAGCGCCTGGCACTCAACCGGTCCAGTATTTTGTTGGCCTTACCCGCACACTCAATCTCATCCGGGAATATGCCCATATTCTCTAGCGTCTTTATCTGCTTATCACTAGGCGGCCCCATTTCCCAACCAAAGGCCGGGACATAGTTCGCCAGATCCTCAGCCTGGATGCTCATCTCGAACTGCAGCGGGTCTACTAACTTGCGCTTGCGGTGTTTCATCTCCGCCAACTGTTTGGCCAGGGCTTCTTCCCGGGCAGCTACCACATCCTCTTTGGCCTGAGCCTCGGCCTCCTCGATGTCAACAGCCAGTTCTGTCTCCTCCATATTGGCTGTCATCTGGTCGGCCACTTCGGGCGACTCACAGATCAGGTGGGCAGGATGGCAGAGCTCATGGCGGGTAGTGTGCCACAGGAAGTCTAGTAAAAGCAGATGGTCCTTGCCGTCATTCAGCCTGGTACCCCGGCCCACCATCTGGCAGTATAAGCTCCGAATCTTGGTAGGTCTGAGCACGACGATGCAATCCACCGATGGACAGTCCCACCCCTCGGTTAAAAGCATGGAATTACACAGTACGTCATACCGACCGGTATCGAAATCCCTTAGCACCTCAGCCCGATCTCCGCTCTCGCCATTGACCTCAACTGCACGGAACCCTTTGCTCTGCAGTATGTCTCTAAACTTCTGGCTGGTCTTGATCAGCGGCAGGAATACCACTGTCTTACGGTCAAAACAGTATTTTGTCATCTCATCGGCTATCTGATAGAGGTATGGGTCCAGGGCGTTCCCCAGGTCGGATGCCTTGAAGTCTCCGGCCTGTTGGGCTACCCCGGTTAAATCAAGTTTAAGAGGTATAGTCTGGGCCTTGATCTTACACAGGTATCCATCCCGGATAGCCTTGGGCAGGGTGTACTCATAGGCCAGCGATTCAAAATACTGGCCCAGGTTCCGCATATCCCCGCGGTCAGGTGTGGCAGTTACGCCCAGCACCTTAGCCTGGTCGAAGTATCCTAGCACCCGTTGGTAACTGTCGGAGATACAATGGTGGGCCTCGTCTACTATGATGGTGTTAAAGTAGTCCGGGGTGAATCGCTGTAGCCTGGACTCTCTCATAAGGGATTGGACAGATCCGACTGTCACCCGGTACCAACTATCCAGACAGGTACTCTCAGCCTTTTCGACCGCGCAGCCTAGTCCGGTAGCCTTGGCCATCTTATCGGCGGCCTGATTCAGGAGTTCGCCCCGGTGGGCGAGTATTAAAACCCGCTCACCGTCACGGACACAATCCTCCGCCAGCTTAGAAAAGACGATAGTCTTACCAGTGCCGGTAGGCAGGACCAGCAGAGTCTTTGTGACTCCACTGGACCATTGACTCTGGATGGCTTCCTTAGCAGCCGTCTGGTATGGTCTGAGCTCCATACCTAAAAGGCTCCAGGAGTAAACGTGGGCGGCGCAGCGGGTGCTTCATATTCGTAAAATTTCTGTATCTTATTATTCTTAAATTCTTTGCCATCTTTGCTGCCGATCCATGTATCTATCACGACCTTACACCGGCCCTTGGACCCGACTACCTTGCCCCAGTTCATGGTCATCCGTTCCCCATGCTTACGTTGACCGATGGCATTGAAAAATGCGCATAGGATACCCTCAGTTTTGGTGTGTAAGAATAGATTGTGGTCTAGAGTCGTGGTCCCCTCGGGGCCAGTCAACTTGATTTTGAGCACCGCTTTATTACAAGCGGGCAGCTTCTCGCTCCCAGTATGCCGGCCACGTTCAAAGCCTAAAACCTCGAAGTCATAGTCACCTTCCGGCAAGATAGTAAAATCCGGGCCGTCGTTCTCAATGGGATCTTCCCACCCTAGTTCTCTGCCAGTTTCTTCCGCCATATTAAATAAATCCTCCTTATAATTTTTAATAGGGTACTACTTCAAGTTCCTTGATCATCCCCAAGACCTGAGTCCAAGCCCCCACTAGTACGCCCGATACGAAGTTGGGGTCATATTTATCTATCGGTGTATCGACCGGGTAATACCCCCGGCTGGCCACCGCCCGCTGGATATCGTTTTCCATGATTTTGTGTTCCTTCATAAGGTCAAATAAAGCTCTGGGTATATTTGTTGGGATAGATATATCCGACCAATCCGCCGGGATCTTCTCCGGAACGGGTTCCGATTGGCTGACCATCTGCTCAAACTGCTGTTTAAGTGTCTCCTGTTGGGGTAGCTCTGGCTTGGTCGGTGGGGGTGCCACCGGTTGCCTAGTCCGAGTGATAATGCAGTGCTTGATCTCATCAAAGTCAAGCGGGATCTCCTCAAGTAGGTCGTGCCTATTCTTGGCGTCCCAGCAAGGGTGGTGGGTGGTGTACATGATCCGCTTGCCGCCCTGGGCCTTCTTTACCCCTTCGACATCGACCACATAGGTTTTATAGTTTGCAAACAGCACCATGTCCGCCCACTCCTTGACCAGCGGGTAGACTTTTTTCTGTAGCTTGAGCTCCCACCTGTCATAGGCTCCCATCTCGTCCGGTTGCTCAAATTTTCGCATGGTAGCGTGGGCCACCAGGACTACGTTGGTCCCCTGGTCCACCAGGTCGCTGAGTTCATTCAGGAACCGGCCGAACTCCTCCCCGAGGTAGGTGAACCCTTTACCGTATCCGAAATCTTCAATGCCCTTCTTCTGGGCCTTGGCACAAATCTCAGCCAATGCCAGTTGCTCCGCCCAGTCGGCGGTGTCAATGACCAGGGTGTCACATGCTGCCGGGTTGGCCTTGAAGTATCGGACCTGCTCCAGCAACATGGTCCAGCTGGATGGCTTGGGGGTCCGGGCCACGTCCATATGTTTGGTGGATCCTTCTGTATCAATAAAGATTGGATTGGGGAATTTGCTGGCAAAATAACTTTTTCCTATACCTTCCGGCCCGTAAACCACGATCTTTTGGGCCCCTTCGATTTTGCCTCTCTGTATCTCCATTAAAATACTCCTTCCGTAAATCTGGGAATCTGAGCAATCCCGGTGTCGATTGTTTTATCTGCGTCCTTGACGTAACCATCTTCGATGATGATCTCGCACTCTGGACCGGTGCTGACCCGGGTCGCTATGGCTTGCAGTCCTTCCTGCTCGAGCCAGGCCCCGAACTCGTTTAAGGTTTCAACATCCATCTGCTCGAGCTTATCCATCAAAACAAAGCCGCACTGGGGATTGAGTTTGCGGACGATGGCCACCGCCACCCGGAGTTGGTCAGATGCCGACATGTTGTCCCACCGATGGCCATTATAGGTCAGCTCACCTTCCACCACTGACAGTCCCGGCATGGGGAGGTTGGCACCATCGAGCAGGGCCGTCTTGGCTTTTCGTACATGCTCCAGTTCGACGGTCAGGGTGTTGTACTGATCGGCATAGTCGAGGGCGTCCGATTCCGCTTTGTCTTTGTCCAGGTTGGCCCGGACCATACGATTGATCTCCTCAATGTTGTTGATGCTGGTCTCCAGTTCAGCGGTCGATTGATCCTGAAGGTCCTGGGCAGATTTGAGAGCGATGGACAGGTCTGAGAGTATGTTGTTTTTCTTGGCAGTCAATTCCCTAAGCTGGTTGTCCACCTGCTCCAGTTGCCGCTCTAATTGGCGCAGGTTATCCCGCTTCCGCTGGTTCTCGCCGTTGGTGGCTAGGATGTCCTGCTGCTGCTTAATGAGTTCCGATGCCGATACTGGTTCCTTGGGGGCATTAGGATAATATGCCTGTTCGGCGGCAAACTTCTTTTTCTGGTCAGCGATCTGGCCGATGGTGGTCCGGCGGTTATAGACCTCCTTCTCCTTCTGCTCTAATTGGTATAGTTGGTCGCCGACGCCGATGATCTGCAGCAGTGTATTGGCCTTATCTTTGTTGTTGGACTGCATGAAGCGGGGCAGGTCAAGCGCCAGCTGCTCCACAAACTCATTGAGTAATTGCTGGCCGCCTTTGTTGCCGTTAGGGTCCAATACCTTGAGGCTGGAGTTCTTGCCGCTCCGCTCGACTACCAGGCCATTGGACATTACTATATGAAGATGTGGCGGAATGACTGACCCCTCACGCTGTGCCTCCGTGGGCCGGTACTTATCTCCGACCAGGGCCCAAGCGATGGAATCCAGTACCGACGTCTTGCCCTGGTTGTTCCGGCCACCTACTACCGTCAGGCCGTTCGCGGTTGGCTCGATCTTGACCGCCTTGACCCGCTTTACGTTTTCGATTTCCAATTTGTTAATCTTGATACTCAAACCCAATCCTCCTCATCATTATTCCGTGCATCTACAGCACCCCCATGACCTGCTCGGCCATGTCCAGCATCTTTAGCCCTATCCCGGTCATTATGCCGATGACCAAGGCGATAATCAAAGGTAATGGCCCCTGCATTGCAATCCTCCTTACCATGCGCTAAACATCGCCGGTAGCCCCGCCGACAAATTGACCGCCATGTTGACCAGCACCCCGATGGCCATCAGCAGCGCAAAGCCGCCAAATACCAGTATCCAGGGCATGGCTTTGTCAATGGTGCTGGGTTGCAATCTCTGGCGCTCGACCTCGGATAGCGGCACCCGGCAGGCGGCCTGAAGGCGGCGGTAGTCATCGTCGAACTGCTGGCGCTTGTACTCCTCCAGTCCAGCTAGTATCTGCTGCCTGGACTCCTCGCTCTTGCGGTACTCTAATATCTTTGCCATCGTCTTACCTCCCTCTATTAATCCGCGCCCAACAGGCCGCGAGGTTGTATCCAGTTATCTCGGCTATCTCCTTGTATGTCCTCCCCTGCTCCCGGAGTCGTATCATCTCCAAGGTGTCGGGGTCGTCTGCCATGCTCTGGCGGCTGTAACTCATGCCGAAAATTTTATTAACGGCCTTATCTGGGTCAATCACCTTGTCGTTGATTAGCGCTAGTGCCAATGCCGCCCAGCAGTAGTCCAGCTCCCGGCTACTCATAAGCCGTGAAGCAGCCGTCATCACAGGCCGCTATGATGCTCTGACCGTTGTTGGCCTCTGCCCGGCAAGTCCATGCGGTGCCGCCGCAGATCGGGCAGCGGATTTCGGCGCGGCCCTGTCCGGGTGCCATCAGCGCCCGGGCGTTGTCTATCATTGGTTTACGTTGTGGTAGTCGATATCGTGGAGTGTGACTCTTGCGGATTTGGTTGGTATCATCATGATTGGCATTGTTTACCTCCTATGTGATATGATGTTTATTCCTCAACTTTATGCCCCGCGGCTTTAAGCAAGGCAAGGCCAAGTTTGGTACAGTAATCTCTCCCGCCCTTTATAAGCAGGATTTCCGCATCATCATGTGGGTTTTTATAGAGAGTGATTTTGAATGTTCTGGAGGTTGGGGTTCGCTTAACTACGTCGTATGCTTCTTTAACAGACTTAACTCCGCTATCCATGTCTTTTATGATGTTTTCTTCACCGCTCTCTACTACGTGCTTGGCCTGGCGGTAGGACTCCCGGTTCCAGCCCACGGCCTTGGCGGCTATGTCGGCTGACTCCCTTTCCTTAGGACTTTTAACTTCCCCAAGATTTTGGGGAGGTTGCAAATCTGTTCTCTGCCCCTGCCGCCCCGCCAGCCGCCCCTCGATCTGCTTGGCTAACTCAACTTTTTCACTTGCTGTGAGGTCCATCCGGTGTTCGTTTTCCTCCCGTTCCATTCTGAGTGCCATTACTGGGTCGCTCGCATCGATGTCAAAAACCCGACAAGGTATAACCTCTAGACCAAGGTTTTTGGCCGCTTGCAGTCTACGTCCACCGAATATAAGTATTTTGGCAGCGGTAATGCCTATGGGCTGTAATACCCCAACTTGATGAATACTCCGTTCAAGCGAATCAAGGTTCCCGTAGCCGCGACGGATACGGCCTTCTACGATGATTTCATTGACGTTGATTTCCATTATTTATCCTCACCTGGGATTGGGAATTTTTCGGGGTTAGCGCCTTCTACTCTCCATCGCAACGTCTTTAATGGCTTGTCTTGTGCAAACTTATTCCAGGCTTTTATTGTTAAGGCCATTACCTCGTTCTCCCAGGTATTTCTAGTAAGCCGGGCTGGACGATCTAGTAATCTTTCGCGCAGTAAATGTGCGGGAGAATTAGCTTTTAGATCCACGCCTGTTTTTAGATCTTCGATAAAAAAGGTAGTAGTGACGTCATCTTTACGATTACAGAGAATTAATGCGGTGATAAGAGCAGTGCCAGCACCCGACCGTTTGTAAATAGTGGATCTAGCTAAACTGTCGCGGATGCCCAATATTTCCTCCTGATGGGCCAAGGCGTAAGCCACGATGTCGGGATTTGCCATGTGGTTTAACATATCTGAATTAATACTAAAAGTCTGTTTGTTATAGGTTCTTTCCCACGCCAGTAATCGCCGCGCTACCGCACATACAGTATTGGAGTTTCGCATTCCGGCCACATTGCAGGCATCTGCGGCAGTCCGTTTCTTTCCAGAATCGATAGTTTCAAAGGCGCAAGGATCATCAACGCCAGTAACTACGAGCATTCTTACACTAACACCAGCCCTAACAATCGCAGTAAGCCGGTTTTGGCCATCTATTAATTTTCCTTCCCAATCAAAAATGATCCCCTCTCCGTTTTCGCGCCACGCCCCCTCGCGCATTGCAATCGCCCAATTTGCGATATTTTGCGGGCTTAACGGACGGTTCTTGGCCGCCTTAATCAACCATATACTTGCTTTCTCAGGGGTTATCTCCATCATCTGGGCTTTAATCATTGGTTAGGTTCCTCCTTTTTGTGTTATAATATCAGTGCGTATTATCTCGACCGCCTCGGGGCGGTCTCTTTTTTTGCCCCCTGCCCTCCTTTCATGTCATCATCCAACGTGCCAGCCCCACTATGGGCCCCCAGCCCCTATGCGGATTCGTAGAATTTAGTCCATTTGAAACGCAGCGCCGTAGCGATAGATTGGGCTGTCGCCACTGGCACCTTGTAGTTTTTGTTTCCGTTTTCAATATCACAGTAATACGCTTGGGTAATACCGGCCTTTTTAGCCACTTCTAATTGGGTTAATCCTCGTTTGTCTCTGATATCCTTTAGCCATTCCCTTGACATGATTTCGCCTCCCTACATAGCCTTGGGCTATATGCTAAAGGAATATAATCGAATTGTCAATAGCTTAAAGCTATGGTTTATAAAATATTGCCGTTGGCTAGGGAAATCATCCGTGCGAGGATGCCTTGGGGCTGAAAATATAAAAATAGACACAAAAAAAGGCCGGGGCATAACCCCGGCTCTCTTTTTACCCAGAAAACAATAAAAGGCGGGCCCGAAGGCCCGCTATAAAAAAAGGAGGGTTAGAGTCCCCACCGGGGTGGGTTAATCCATTGGCACAATCGCCACGATGATAGCTGCTAGCAGTAGCACGACGGGCACGATCGCCCCAAGCTCTCCAAGGCTACTCACCCTCGTCGGGAGCTGCGCCCACGAACTTGGCATTGTCATAAAATCCGGAGGCGGCCGCCCCGATCACCAGGCCGATCACCGCGCCCTGGACAAAATCAGTCCCCTGCTGGTAGGCGATGGCGATACCACCGATAACGCCCAGCACCAGGGCCAACGCCGGGGCATACTTGGTCGGCAGCCCCACCTCGCGGGCCAGCCTCACCAGGGCCATGACCAACCCGACTACCGGGACACCGTAAAGCAGATAAATATTAACGTCCATCAAATAACCTCCTTAATGATAACCAGCCGGTTATCCTCGTCCCATACAACCTCGTGCCCGCTCTCCCGGAGTGCTATGGCCGGGATATAGGTGGTCGGCCGCCCCTCCACCTCGACCAGTATACAGTCGGAGCGGTTGACCCCAAACATATCTACATTGACCCTCGCCTGGTCCTCAAATTTCTGCACTCCCTCACCTCCTAGATTAACTACCTCGCCCAACTGTCTATACAAGTCATCCCATGGAAAATACTGCCCGGGGCAGGCCGTCGGCTGAACTTCTTTGTGGCCGATGACCGGGATATCCACGTATCGGGTGCGGATATTGGCTATCAACTCCACCAATGACCGCATTTGTGCCTCAGTCGGCCCAGGGCCGCTTTCAAAGTTCCCCGCTAGGCAAATGCCTATCCCGTCGCTATTCGCCTCATGTGAGGCGTCCTGGTAAGCATGCGCCCCCTGGGTCCATTCCGGCCGGCCTTGCCACACGCCGCCGACGTCATCAATGTAATAATGGTAGCCGATACCCGACCAACCTCTGGCCAGGTGCCAGCGGTGGATATCCTCGACGCTAGTTGACGGGACCGATGCCGAGTGATGTATCACTATCCGACGTGTATATGGTCGGGCGTACAGAGTCGGGCTGAAGCTGATCGCTGGGCTTGTCTGCACAATCAATGTTGGTCACCCCCTTATCAGGCCAGTTGTTATTTTTCGACATATTTTCCGCGCCCGCCTTGAGGTAGTACCCCAAGACGATAGCCACTATCTCAATACAGACGGTTTTGGACAGTGCCTCGGCTATCTGGGCGCGGTTGAAAAGCGCCAGGGCATAGCTGGCCCACATCATCATAAATCCTTGGATGAGGGCCATCCTAATGATCCACTTACTGAAAGTCACGTCCTTAATAGTTTTCATCGCAGCCTCCTGTGGTCGTGGGTGCGGCAGTCCATCAATCGCACCCAGGGATTGGCCCAGATCATATAGAGCGGCCATAGAAACAGATTAATCACCTTATCACCGCCTGGATCAGCGCCATCCCTAGTCCGATGGCCCCCACTATGTATCCCCACATATCCTTGCCGCCCTGCTTGGCACCGTCTATCGATGACAACTGCTTTTCGCAAGCCTCCAGCCGGGCGCACATGGCCTGGAACTCGGTCATGCTGGCATTGAGGGTTTTAACCTCGATACAGAGCTGCATCATCTGCGACTCCATCTTGTGGATCATCTCAAATAAGTCTTTATTGCCGTACCACTGGCTGTCGGTCATCTCCCACGCCCCTCTCCAATGTTGATATATATCTCAAGCGGCCGGGCCGCATTTGCAAAAAAGATAGGCCCCCAGTCGGGCCGTCAAACCCCGGGGGCCATAAAACGATAAAGGCTACGGGCCTCAGTCGAATCAAAACGACAAAGGCTCACTATAAAGTTTGGTGAGTATCGGCAACGCAAGTCATGTAACACCCCCTTACCGATAAGCACTCCCCGCCTCCCCTCGGTGGTGGGTTCGTCTGCGCTTCTATCCATTCGCCAAGCTATTGCCTAAATAACAGTTACAAAAAATATCCCCTCTGGCGCATAGGGCGCCGTGGGCGGCGTGAAATCCGCCGTCCATCTGGCTATACCCTTAGAAACTCGTATCTCATCTATGTACCCATGCCAGAAATAGCTGTTGCCAACATTATAAGTGCCTATTAATAGCAGCGAATTGGTGAAGTTATATGATATAGTGGCGGTTATTTCTAATACCCCATTAAGGTAAACCTTTACCGTGGTGCCTTCACCAACGACCGCCACATGATACCAAGTGTTAGCATCTAATACGGTTGCCCCTACATAATTGACCCCGCCGGTTCTTATGTGTAATTTCTTGTCATTACTTCCCGCCGCATTACAGCCAAAGTGGAAACCATCAGCACCATCCAAAGAACGACATTCATATATGCTTGCATATTGTGGCGTAGTGACGAAGTTAATCCACATATCGACCGTGAAATTGCCTGTTCCAAAAGCGTAGTTAGCATTGGCGGCTGGATAGTAAATGTAATCACCGTTCCCATCAAAATAAGCTGATGCAGTTCCGAATTTCTTGGTGCCTGTTTTTGTGCAGACATTCCCATATAGCGGTACGGTGCTACCCGCTTCATCAACGAAGGTTGTCCCATTATCCAACCCATCACAATGGAGCAGAAACTTAGTATAAGCATCATCAACCGCCATTTATGCCACCTCGCAATAAAGCGTCAGGCTCAAGTCCTTGCCCGCTACCGTGCTACCTATTTGGTCAATCATCAGCAGGAGTCTGTCCCCTTGAGCTATACTGGTCACATCGGGTGCAGTTATCGCCGCGCTTACACCCCCGCCAGATAACGCCGTAGCTGATAGCGCAGTCACCACGCCGGTACCATCGTTACCGCTATAATTGGAGCAAATAACCGTTGAGTTGCTGTTGGCATCTGCCTCTATCGCCGCCTTTACGTCAGCCGCCGTTGCTGTGATAACCGTCCCATCATGCTTTAGCGTGACAGTAACTATATAAGGCTCTCCAGATGTCCCGGTTCCCGACCTAACCGCCGAACATGCCGCAGTTAATGCTTCGGGATCAACATATACAACGCTGACATACTTTGTATAGTCCAATTTCGATTGGTACAGCAAGTCATTATTGTCACCAGTTAAGGCTGTTATTAATGCGTTTGTAACAACAGTCGGGCGGTTGCCTTGGGTAGTCCATAGCGTGGTCCCGTTTTTGTGGACGTCGCATATCAGAGCCGCCCCGGTTGGTGCGGTCCCGACCTCTATCTTGCCCCCGGTTATGGTCAGGGCCATCGGGGCTGTGATCGCGACTGATTGAGTGGTGGCTAAATCCACGTTGTTGATGCTAAAGCATATCCCGCGAGTGTTAGCCACATACTCCAACGCAGTAGCCCCAGCGTTGACCCTCGGCACCTGCTTGGCGGTGCCTATCGCCAGCTTTGCCGGGGATGACGCGCCCTGGACGATGATGTCGCCCTGGGTGGTCATTATCCCATCAGTAACACCAACCTCAGCCCATACCGGGCCTGTGGCATTGGTGCATTTATATATTTTCCCGGTATCGGCCTGCAATATGATCTGCCCTAACAGTGGCACATAAGCCGCTTTAGCCGTAGCATCCGCAACTACTTTTATTCCGGGATGCGCCAGCAATATGTCCAGTATCACATTAAGTTCAGTCCCCCATGTTCCGTTTGACCCGCCGACTGTCGGCTTAGTCCATGTAAAATCAGCCAACGCAAACCACCTCCCCTGTATGTTCACTGGCCAGTGTTACGATAACCGTGTTACTGTCCAAACTATGCTCGATTTGTGATGGATTCAAGACCGTATATGGAGATATGCCTCCATAAGCACCATCACTATAAAGCCCTGCCCCATATGCAGATATTGCTGACCCTTGTACCTGCACTATTGGCCTTCTGCCAAGATTATGGACGACATTAATTGTATCCACATTATCAAAGGTTTTTCTGTACGTGTCGGCAAACGTCAGAGCGTCTATCAGAGCCTCAACCTCAGCCTCAGTATAGTAGCGCCCGTCATGGTCTGCGCTGGCCTTGTGTGCGGTCAGATCAACTTGAGGATTATTGACCGTCGGGGCTGGCGCGCCGACTCCGCTCGACACCCCGCTGACCACCACCCCCTCAGTCGCGTTTAATGCCCTCTGGCGCAGTATCCGGTCTGTCTGCTTTTTAACTGTTTCCGCAAGGTTTGCCATGTGATCCCTCCTATACTACGGCTGAGTGCCAGTAGCACTTGATCGTGGTGCTAAATATCGGTGATCCCGATGCGTCCATGTTATGCGTCACCGCCCAGACCCGGTATATCTCGCTGATCGTACTGCTCGATTCGATAACTGTAATCTTATCCCCGATCTGTATATACGGGTGGCCCACGATGACAAACGTCACTTGCCTCGCCTTTTTGGTTATCTCCGCGCTGGCTTGCTGTACCAGCGCATCGCATTGGGCCTGAGTGCTGGCAAGGTCGGTGGCCTGGATGATCATGTCCTTCTGCGCTGGCAGCTCATAGTAGTCCGCCGCGCTCCACTCGCCCATCGATGACAGCCCCGCGCCGCATCCTGCGACACCACGATGATGCCCCGGTACAGTTCGGAATCGCTTATGGTGTAATCAAGGCTAAAAATATCCTCGCCCTCTTTGAATGTGTAAACGCTGGCCCCGGTGTCGATCGCCGCGCGGAATATCAACGTGCCATCTTCTTCGCAGAACCACTCAAAACTAGCTATCTCGGCAAGCCGCTGGAAAGCATCGGCGTACATCTCCTGCGAAAAGGTGATCTCCGCTATCGTCAAACCGCTGACATCGGTTGCCACCACATCGGTAAATCCTGCTTTACTGGCAAGGTCGGCGAAGATAGCCTCCGGCGTTTGGTTGGTGTAGGTCAGGGTGTGGGTAATATATCCCCCGGTAGTTATCTGCACCATCTGGTCCAGTGCCAGCTTGGACATATCCCGCGCTTGGATAGTTATCTCGGCGGGGTAACTCCGCATGGTGACCTCATCGATCAGGCCAGTAAAAACTAGCTGCTGAGCGGCCCCGTAGCCTAGATAGACCGCTATATCGTTGTTGGGCCATATGATATGATTCCATGCCCCTGCTGGATCGGGGCTATATGCTCCATCCTTATTGTCTATTACAATGCTGGTCTGTGATGCACTCCCCTTGCTCCGGTCAACCGTAATTACTTTAGGTCTGAGTCTTTCTGTAATAGATTTGAAACCTTTAACTAGGAAAACGGAGTTTGCGCTATACCCGCTGAGTTCAAGCAACAAATGCCATTTTTCGGTGGCGGGGGATACATAACCTCTAAGTAGCCAATCATCTGGAACCAACTCCCACGGTTGCCCCGATTGCACGACCGTCCATTTGGATTCGTCCAAAAAGTCAGTCATATCAGCTATGGCGGGGCTTGCGGGGCGCGTCAATGAAAGTGTTTCATTTATCTTGTTGATGTATAAAAAAATCGTGTTACTGTCGCCTATTACCACATGCTGGAGTAGTATATACCCAGAATTACTTTCTGTCCAACTTGCAGGGACAGACGCTGGGGCCACCCCTTTGTATGTCCAAGTAATCAAATCATCGGAATATGCAAGCACCCAACTCCCGGTATACAAATCGGCCCAATTCGACATATAGTAGCGACTGCCCATTTTCCAAAGCGATGGGACAAGGGTGTAAGCCTCCGACCCTATGCCAGAAGTAACATGGCTAAAAAGCGTCGAAACCGCCCATGTAGTCCCACCGTTGCGGCTATATAGACACATCCATTTTCCATAGGGGTAGCCGCTGTAGCTTGTAACATCCATAAATGCCACAACTATATCGTCCCCGCTGATTAAAATTTGTCCTTCAGATGACGTGTTAAATCCGGCTACATTTTGTGTAAAAGTGCTGGAATGCAACAATGACTGCCAGTTCCAGATCTGCCCCAGCCCTTTGTCGGGCGACTTATATAAGTTGATTTCGCACGGTATAGCCGCGTTTTTGTAGTAGGGTTTTTGTATATCCAGTAGATAAACCTCGCCATCAGCAGGGGCCACGAATGGTATCTGATAACTAGGGTTATCCCCGGCGGAAAACTTATATTCCGTGATCGCATTGCGGTTATGCCCGCCCAAAAGATACTCCATGCTTTCGGTCAATGCTAAATAACAATCATTGGTATTCAGTTCCCGGTAGCTGGTTAATACCTGCCCGCTCGGCAATTCGCAGACAAAACCATTTGACCAATCCCCCTGATACCAATCGTAACCCGGCACGCCTCCTTGGTCTAACGCTACATCATATGCGCCATTACCCCGCAAAACCCATGTAGGCCGCGCTCAACTCTATATCAACCGTACTCCAGCAAGGCGGGCGCAAGCGGCAGATAGTCACCCTGTCTACCTACGTCAAGAGCTACTCGACGTACACAGCGATGTTGACCGACTGCATGG